GCGTTCAAGTGCTTGTGTCCGTGTGTATGGCATGAGCGATTCCTAGTAAAACAAAAAGGGAACGGGAATGGTATCCCGCTCCCCTTGACTGCGAAGTCAGACAGCCTACGAAGCGGCAGCCTGTAGAACGATGATGGAACCAGGGACCTGATCGGCCACGGTTGCAGTGACGTTTCCGACGTCGAAGCAGTTGAACGCATAGCGCTCGGTTGCCTTGAACGTGAGTGCATCCTCGACGAACTTAACCTGGTCGGAAACTTCGACCGTGACACCACGACGATCGCCGAACGCGACACCCTTGGAAAGGTCTCCGAGGACTGCGAGCGTCTTGGATACGCCGGTTGCACTTGGCATGTTCTGAACGAACGAGATCGGAATACCGAACAGTGTTGGTTCAGGACCGTATGCATTCTGGATGTCCATGATGCTGTTTCCAGAGAGTGCAATCAACTTGTCTGCGACCGCGTTGTAGAACACGTTCTTGTGCATGTACCAGCGTGGGTTCGTGGCGTATGGCTGGAGTTTGCCGACCATGGACTGGAAGTTCGCGAGCGTGAAGCTCGAGAGGTTTGTCTGTGAGCCGGATGGTCCAACAACCATGGAGGCAATGCTCGAGAAGGTTCCGGAGAGAGCCTTGATGCGAGGCATGATTCCGGTGATGGAACCATAGGTGGATGTACCGTCGCCCTGGAATGCAGCTGCATCTTCAGCGAGTGCGAGACCGTAAGCGAAGTCCTGTGCCAAAGTAGCACCGAAGTCGATGACGGTATCCTCGTTGAGTTCCTTGGACACGATGGTCAGGATTGCAAGTTTCTTGGCTGCGAGTGCGACCTGCGTGAATGCGATGTCGGATGCAGTGATTGCAGTGGCTTCACCAGGATAATAAGTCGTGGTCGAAGTCGATGCATTCGGGACATTGAGGACATCGGATGTCATCGGATAGATGCGGCTGAAGCGACGTGCTACACCGTACTCGTTGCGGAGCCAGATCAGGCTGGACGAAACGATTTCAGGAACAGTGAATCCACCCTGTCCGTTGTCGCCTTCGGTCTGTGCCTTGACGCCATTCTCAGCGCACCATCGTGCAGCCTTAGCATTTCCAAGGACTTCGCCACGGACCCACTGTCCGAAGGCGTATGCCTTGAAGTTTGCCTCTTCACGAGTACCAGGGAATGGGTTACGGGTTACACCGCCGGACTTCCATGGCTCAGACTTAGGCGCTTCTGCTGCGACTGGTGCAGGCACGTTGCCGAACTCCTTGAGCATCTCGATGCGCTCAGAGAGGGACTTTGCATTTGCATGGAGGCGAGTGGCTTCGGCCATATCTCCACCGTTGATGAGGACTTCCTTAGCGGCAGCGATAGTCGACTGGCGCTGTCCTTCGAGTTGTTCGATTGTCATTGACTTAACTCCAAGATCATGAGCTCACGGAGGAGAGCGGACTTCGCTTCCTCGATATCGCTCGTATATTCGACGATAGAAACATCTTCGCTCGATACTTCGTCCCGAAGCTCGTTCCAGATGGTTTTGGCGAATCTTGTCGATTCAGCCCTGGAGAGACGGACTGCATCCCGCAGGCGTCGCTCCACTTCGCGGATGGACGTAGGACGCTCGAGCATAGCCTTCAGGCTTTGCGCTTCAGCGACCGGGTCCTTCACTTTGCTGTTCAGTTCCTTCGCACGGTTGGCGAATGCATCGATGATGGCATCCACATGTCCACTGCCGAGTCCACTGTCATATGCAGCTGTAACACCAGCACATAGACGCTCGTAGAGCGCCTCGAGTCCTTCGTGGACCATCTCCTTGTCGAGGTCGCCGTAGACAGACTCGACGAATGTCGCCACGTCTTCTCCTGGCGCGACAGGGATAATCATCTCTTCTTCTTCCATGCCTTCTCCATCCATCTCGCCATACATGTCCTTAAGTGACTTGACCATGTTCATCGGTTCAGCCGGCGTTGGTGTGAGCGATGCCTCACCGATTGGCCAGCGTGTGATTTCATATCGGCCATCAGCAGACTTCTTACGCTCGACCATGTGACCAGTCGCTCCGGAGGAATATCCGAGTTTGCCAGACTTCGCGAGGTCGGCGATCATCTTCTGATATTCATCAGCCATCTCGACCTGTGCTTCGTACCAGAGACCTTTTTCATCCATGGTGATGTAGCCGGTACCGATGCGAGACTTCCCGATTGTTCGGTCCTGTCCGTGATGATAGTACAAGTTCATCGGGACACGATCTCCGGACTTCATTGGTCGACCGAAGTCGGTCTCCTTCGTGAAGTAGTCGCCCTCGAGGTCCTGACCGCCGAAGCGTACCAGGTAACCACGCACACGACCGGAATCGTCTGCTTTGATTGCACTCCCGAAGTTCACCAGTGTCTGCATCATAAATCCCTCAATGGCACAACGACTGCCTGTGGACCCCATAGGTCGTTTGGAACAACCTTCCCGAAGTCCGACAGGCTGGTGCCTGTTTCCCACATCCTATACCGTGACGGTCCGAGCACCTGTCGACGTTGCGCTTCTGTCAACATCATAAACTGCTCATCGCGTGTCGGTAGTTCCGGCGTCTCATCAAACGCATCCGGGTCAAGCCCAGCGAGTTCAGCATACGTCGGAGTGATTGGGACTATCGTACACCTACAGTTTGGATGCGATGGAACGATTGTTGCAACAGGGTTCGGTTGTCCATGCAATGCCCAGCATACGGGACACACGTTAACATCACCAGCAGACACGCGAGACCAGCCACGCACGATGGACAGATTCGCTTCAAATGTCTGTCGCTGTGCTTCTCGATTGGCTCGGATCATCTCAGTTCGTGCGATGGTAGCAGCTCGTGATGGTGCCAGCGTTTCATACGTTCGCGCCATACGACGAGCGATCTGTAGTGGATTCATCCCCTGGGCGACACCGATGGTGACGTGGTCGCGTGCAAATGGTCCGATGGCTTCGTAGAGTGCCGCGAGCGGTGAACCATCAGCAGCGAAGCCGACCACATTCGTGATGGCTTCGACCGGTAGACGGTTCCAGTTGAGATCGATGGCCATCGAGACGGAATCAGGGATACCAGCCACAGCACGCACGAGGTCCTCCTGCATGTCAAGCGAGAGCTGGATGGCGCTTCGCTGTCCGTTGCTGGCGATGTCGGTCGCCCGTGGAGCGAACTCTGTGACCTGTCTGGCCATCTGCTCGTTCAATGCCGCGAGTCGCACCTGGTAGTCATTCAGTGCTGTGACATCTTCGCCTGCTGCCTGTGCTTCCTCAATAGCCTGAGTTATCTCCTCGAGGCGCTGGAGGTTGTCTGCTTGCAGGACGCCATACGTCCTCCGCATCTCAGCGAGCGCAGAATCTTCGCGAGCACGAAGCCGGTTCCGGTATCGCTCATTGACTTGATAGATGTCAGGCATCGGCGTCTGTCAGCTCGTAACCATAGTACGGATGATAGGACTTCCCGTTCTCCTTCGGCGCCATGCGCTTCAGAATCTCTTTGCGTGCAGCTGTGGCCCAGCGATAACCAGCATCACCGCCCCATGCAGCCCATGCAACGCGACCAGCGGATGGATAACATTCCTCACCTGGTCGGAATCCTTCGGCTTCCTTGTCTACTTCGTGACGTCGGAAAAACGAATACATCCGAAGGACAGTCGACTCGCTGAGTTTCTCACCAGCGATGATCTGATTCGCTCGAGCCCATGCGACAGCAGTGCCACCATCACGACCAGCATCACGCCACTCGATGGCGCGTTGCGCTTCTTCCTTCATGTCCTTCGATGGAATGAACTTCAGCCCGGGTTCGGATTCATCCTCGAATGCTTTGGTCTCTTCGCGTACCGTGACAGGTAGCAGTCCGAGGTGCTGAATCGGGTCCAGTCCAACAGCCTGTAGAGCAGCAGTCGGTTCGAATCCAGCACGAATCAGAGAACCAGCAGCACTCACTAGTTTTGCAGTCTCATCAGCTGTACGTGCCGTGGAAACAGGCGCTGCATCAGGGACTAGGAGTTCCTGTCCGCCAATCTGCACTGGAACAGCTGTCGGATGGTAATAACCTTCGTCATCGTCAGATGGTGTCACACCTGCGACACGCTTCGCGGTTGCGAGGTCTACGATACCAGCCTTATACAATCGCTCAGCACGCTCAGCGTCTTCGTTCAAGTCAGCCTGGAGCGCCGGCACATTCGCGACATCAAACTCGAGGTAATCGCCCGGCTGTGTCTCTTCGTAGTCTGGAAGGAGCGCAATAGTCAACGCTTCAGCCATCTGACGCATCAGCGGAATCATTCCGTCTGTCCATGCCGAACGCGTTGCCTGCTCGAGGTTCGAATAGGTCGCACGCTCGAGACCACTGCCGAGCTGGAGGACGAGAGGATTCAAACCGAGAGCTGCACACACGCGCTCCTCCGGTTTGCGCCGGATCTCATCGAATGCCATCTCGGATGGTTTGTGCGAAACTTGCTCGACCTTGAATGGCCCAGTCATTACCAGGACACTTCCAGCGTTGTCGCCTGTGAAGTCCTGTTGTAGTTTGCGCTTCGTCTGTCGTGCATCGTCTTCGGACAAATCCTCGACTCCGCCCTTGTAGTCTGGTCCGACCATGATGGAAGGCATTCCACCGTTTCGCACCATGCCGAACGCAGCTGATGCAGCAACGTTGTCTGTCGCGATCTCACGAAGGACAGACGTGACAGGAGAGCGACCGAAGCGAGAGTCCTGCGGATCTCGACCATACCGGATGTGAATCATGTCCTCGAGGTCGATGTTATACGACGTGCCATCGACTGTGTACTGATACATGGTGAGAGGATTCACCTTGTTTCCGACTGGCCTCACCATGTCAGCCGCAAGGTATTGCAGACCAACGACACGACCAGCGACACGGACCTTGCGGAAGTAAGCATTTCCTAGCAGTTGATAGTCTGGAAGGACCCACGACCAGACGAGCGAAGGTGGAACATTCGGTGTCGGTTGTGCGAGGAGCTGGAGAATCGGATGGTCTGCGACTGTCTCGACCTGACCATCAGGCATCGGTCTGCGGACAGCTGGTACACCTTGACTCCAGTTCCTGATGTACCAGTCCATACCAATCGCCACGATGCTGTTCAGCATCAGGTCGCCAGCCTGGTTCCTCCAGTTGAAACTCGAGCCTGGAAGGTTACGTGTCAGCAGGGACCAGAAGTCGCCGTTTCCGGTGCCAGTGAAATAGGACGTCTGTCGCTGGATGAGCGGAGGCGGTAGGAGTGCGGATGGTGCGGCAGTTGCTTTGCCTCGCAGGCGGTCAAAGAGTCCCATGGTCTTATTGTGTTCCTATCATGTCCTAAACTGCACCCCAGCCACCGCCACGACCGACGAGCTCGTCGTAGGCATCGGTGAGCGCGTCGACGATGTCGTCATTCTTGCCGAGTGGAAACACTCGAAGCTCATCCAACAGTGTACGGTTCCAATCGCTGGCGACCATGTACACGTTTCCACCAGCGACCTGTGAGGCGAATGGTTCAGCGCGAACATCCTTCGCTCCTGTCACCGGCAGGATGTTGACCGCGCTTCCGTGCAGGAGTCTGAGCATGTGCATCGCTTGACTCTTACCAGCTTGCCCTGGGTCCTGTGGGAGGCGCACACGCACACCACGTCCATCAAGTGCAGCTGTCTGTTTGATGAGTTTGTCTCGCTGATCTGTCTCGAACTGTCCTCGAACGACATCGAGAATCCAGATGCGACCATCAGCATCGCGACCCATTTTCACACCGACTGTGAAGTCTCCGCTCCCTGCTGTGGCTGCGAGGTCCCAGGCGCGTGACATCTTCTGACAGTTTGGCGTGGATACTTCGATGGTAATGCGTTCAGTACGGAAGAAACTTCCCTCGCGTGGTGTCGGTCGTTGCTGATACAAAGCGGACCAGCCATAGTCTCCGGAGTTCGCGACCATGACCTCCTTGATGCGTCCGAGTTCCTTCGTGTCGTATCGTTCAGGCCAGAGAGCTTCGCCAGGCATTCGCCCGATCTGGTCAGACTCCTCCGCAATGGCCGGCAGGTTCAGCACCGTCCAGCGATGCGGTTCGGATGAGATCGCCCTGCTGGTGATGTCGTCGTGATGCCAGCGTGTCGAGACAATGATGAGAGCGCCCTTCGGTTCGAGGCGCGTGTAGAGGTCGTCCGTGTACCAGTCCCATGCTTTGTCGCGGAACAGCGCGGATTCAGCATCCTCTCGACTTCGAATCGGGTCATCGATGATGATACGCCTGAAGCCCACACCAGTCGGAGGAGAGCCCACACCACGCGCCATGAAGGTTCCTCCCTCCGGCATACTCCACTCATCCTGAGCTGTGTTGTCCTTCGAGAGTTTAGTCCTGGACGAAACGATCTGTCTGGACTTCCTGCTGAAGCGTCTCGCGATGCGCTCATTGTAAGCAGTGACCAGCACGTTCGCGAACGGGTCTCGCTCGATGCAATAGGCGCCATAGCGCACCGTGACTGTCTCAGTCTTCCCGTGGCGTGGTGGCATGTGAATCGCGAGTCGGTCAATCTCACCGCGCTCGACTGCGTCCAGGTGCGAAGCGATGGCGATAAGGTGCCGAGCGGTGTACGACCAACCATTCGGGAGCGTATCCCGAAGGTAGTCCAGATAACAAACAGCAGTCTGAGCGCTAGTCTTCGTCTGGACCTTCGGCGGCTGCGGAGAGAAGTTGAACCGTGAAAGACGCAATCTTCTCATAGAGAGTCCCAATCTGTCCAGCTGTCTGTCCATGGACGTACTTCTCGCTTTGCGTCACCCGTGAGATAACCTGAAGCGCCTTCAGATTGTCCTCGAGGACTGAAGCCAGCAGATCATCAAGCGAGACTGCCGGACTAGTGGGTTTAGTGACAGTTAGTGACGCGTCACTAACTTCGGTTTCTTTCGTAACGGTTGACGACATCCGACTTCGTATCTTGATGACTGTCGTTCGAGGTAAACCGTAAAGGCGAGAGACAGCCGTCGGTGTCTGACCTGCGATTAACGCAGCTTCGACCCGTGCGATTGTCTCTTCATCGTAAAGTGGTGGACGTGCCATGCTTCTATTCTGGCGCATCCTGACGAACTCTGCGCCGGTAGTGCATCTGTCCGTGGCACAGATAACACAACACCTGGACATCCTCCATCTGTTCGCCACCCAATCGAATGTACGTCAGGTGATGGACATCGAGCTTGTAGCCATCCTCCTGACGCTTCCCACACTGCTCACACGTCCGACCGGACCGCTCGAGTGCTTTGGTCCGAATATCCTGCCATCGCTGAGAGCGCATGTACTTGCGCCGATAGTCTCGCCATGTCTCATCGATGACCGCGCTGGAGGCGCCTATGGCCTTCAGGAGAGAGTAAGTGTTCGCCCATGGCTTCGCCATGACCGACGTTATGATTTTGTCTGTGTCCACTTGATTTCGTCCTTGACCGGATGAAACTCACCCCACATCCAATCATCCGCGTACAGCGATTCTGGATCGAGTGTGAGGCCCTGTAGAGTCTTTGATTCAGTGTCTGACGTGTGCATCACGAATGCCTCGTATAGATCGACATACCGAATATGGACATCATGGTCAAAACATGCTCGAGTGATTGGTTTACCATTCATCAAGTGTTGTATTACATCTGCGAACTTCATTCGACCACCGTCCAATCTCGCGCCAGGACATCAGTCCCTGTCAATGTTGCGAATCCCTTCGAGATCCATTGGTTGCTCCCAGTGAGCTCATAGCGCATCAGCGCACCTTCGACGAGTCTGAGTTTCCACCGTGCTCCATCACGCTGCACAGCTGCACCAGCGCGAATGGAATCCATGATGGTGTCGAATGTCTTACGCGTATAACCGACGTTCACACCTTTTCCGCAGATCAGGAAATAATCGACGCGGAGTGATGGCTCAGTCGACAGCCACTTGTTGAAACGTCGTGTGTCGATGCCATGCGATGCAACAGCCTCGCGACGGTCGATTCCCTGGACAACCATGTCTGCGACTTTGGCGACGATGTCTCTCTTCTGGTCGAGCGTGTGCATGATGTCTCGTGGTGTCGATTCGCCACCATGACCAGCTTCGTTGAGCCACTTGCTGATGATGGCCCGTGGCATTCCGATTTGAGCTGCTGATTTGCTGATGCTGTGTCCTTCAGCCATCAGTGCGATAACCTTCGCCAGCATCTCAGCCTTCTGTTCCTTTTTGTACATGTTTACCCCTTCAAGTAAAACACCAGGCACATTCGGCGGGAATGTACCTGGTGCGACAGCGAGTGTGAAAGCGCAGAAGTTACTCGCTGGCGTCTTCACCGAATGGATCTTCGATGTCGTCGGTCTTGATGGTTGGCTGTGCGATCTTTGTGAGTTTCTTCTTTGCACTCACTGGCGCGACGCTGACGATGGCATTCGTCATGTTGCCACGTGTGTTTAGTTTGGCGTCGACCGTGACCATCCACTGCTTTGCGAGCATGTCGTCAACGTCGAGCTGGTGAAACTCAGCCTGTGTCAGGCGGCGTCCGAGCATACCGTCGAGAAGCACTGTGAGTGCCTGGCGGTCGTTGCCGTATCCCTGACGTGTGTACTTGAAGAAGCGGTAGGCGTTGCCGTTGCTATCGCCATACTCAGTCGTTTCGAAAGTGAACTTGAAGTTCGGAAGCATGACGTTCGGGTCATCGTACGATGGACGGTCGACCGACTCGAGGTTCGCCAAACGACAGACGTATGCACCTGCTGGTGCTGCTTCAAACTGTGAGCTGCCATCGCTGAACGATGCAGATGAAAAGAAACCCATATCTCGATACTCCTTTGGTCATAAGACCACTCTGTTGATGACAGTGCTGGATCAATCACCAATCCAGTAAGTTATTCTCCCAGCACCGTCACGGTTGACATTACCAAACATCGAACCACTTGTCAAACAAACTGTCGATGCTGTTCCGTGTGCCAGCGTTAGCGCCCGGCACGCAGGAACAGTTTCGACTTATACCCCTAAGCCAGCACGCGTCTAAACATGCTGGCAGGGGGGTTTCCAAAGGGGGGATTTTCCTGACCTGTTCCCGTTTTCTTATCCTTAAGGGCGGAACAGGTCGGGAACAGGTCACGGGAACAGGTCAAACGCCTATAAAAGACCAGTCGGACGGTACAGTTTTGCGTTCCGTGGACCCTTGTCAAACGCCACGATTCGACTCGCTTCGAGGTCCGCTAGTGTCGCAGCCACGACCGATTTTCGACCACCACATAACTCCGCCAGACGTGCCTGTGAGATGCCTGGTGAATCGCTGATGAGCTCGATGAGTTTGGCGCGAACTTCCTGCGTGATGGCTTCACTCCTTGCACCAGCGTCGAGCGTTCTGACCTTCGTGAGACCTTCCTCGTCACGAATCTCGAAGGTCACATCGATGGCGTCCTCGTCGCTGATTAGACGGCCCTTCGTGACGTACATCCGGTAGAGTCCGTTCGCCTGCTTCTCGACCGAATATGCCATGTCAGCAGCTGCGACAATCTCCGCAGCGCCTCGCATACCTTCGTGCTTGACTGTTCCGTCCGTGCCACCTTTACGGTTGTGGTGTGCGATGAGCACAGTGATGCCGACGTCCAGGAGTTTCTTGAACGAATCGTAGAGTCGACGCATCTGTGAGTTGTCATTCTCGTCCAGACCATGAACGCGCACCAGGGAGTCAATCATCACCAGCCCGATGTCGTTCGCTTGACAATGTTTCACGATTCGTTCGACATCGAGCACATTGTCGAATCTGATGCCGACACGGTTGAGGTAGCCCATTCCTTCAGCCGAGCGCATTCCGAGCTTCCTTAGGCGTTGTAGGACCTTCTGGACGCCCATCTCTTCATCGATGTACAAAACCTTAGTCTGTGGAATCTCAAACTCTGATAACCACTTATCGCCGTAGACAGCTGCACGAATGAGATCGCACATCACCCACGTTTTTCCACTGCCCGGAGGTGACGACAGGTAGTGAAGTCCACCAGTCGAGAGGATGTTCGGAATCAGCCAGGACTGAGCACCGAGTTTGCCTTCCTCGACTTCCATTCGAGTCCAGTCCCACACCTCCCATGGTGCGATGGTCTCACCGCCCGGAAGGTCGTCCGGGACATTACCCTGTGCCCATTGAACCCAGAAGCGACCAGTGGTCTCGAGGATGGTCTCGTGGTCGAGTGCTGGTTCGCAGTAAGTGTCAGACCACCATGTCGAAAAGACGTTCGCCTGGTCAATGCTGAATCGCTTCGCCCGGAGGAATCCGAGCAGTGTGACCAGCGCATTGTTTCGTCCGCCGAATGGTCCACCACTCGCTGGATGCGGCTGGAACAATCTGTCCCAGTGATGCTCACCGTGAGCTACGACGCGAGCATGCGTCGACATGTCTCCGGCCACCATGAGCCGGAGATCGTCTAGTGAAAGTTCTTCCATCTAATCCTCTATTCCGAAAAGTCCTGCGTGTCCAGCGCAGTCATCAACAATACACTGACATCTCGAGCATGGTCAACCATGCCCATGACTCGCATCTGTTCCACACCAACCACGGCATGGTTGAAACAATACAGCAGGTAGTCGCCGTGTTTGTATCGACCCAGATTCCAGTTGCCCCGCTCGCGCTTAGGGAGGTCTCCCGCTTTGGCAGCGATAAGCAGACGCGACCACTCATCACCCCATGGATGAGCGGTTTGTGTCTCCTTGACGATTCTGGAGGCTTCTGTGGGGAACTTCGCGAGTTCGACGAGTTTCGGGAGTTCGCGATTCTTCCAGTTTAGAGTTCCAGGAACTCGTAGGATTCTTGACGGGTTCTTGCACTTGATGTCTGCGGCACTCGAGAGTGAGAGCATCCATCGTTCAAGCAGCTGCACGAACTCGCGTTGTTCTGTTGGCTTAGTCCCAATACCAGCCACTTTGAGTCTTCGGTAGCAGTGGAGTCCCTTGCCTGATCTGACAGCGACTGTGACTTTATCAAGCGTTGCAGCCTGGTCCAAACCAGTAAGGTCATCGATGTCACACCAAAGTACACCAGCAGTATGGACGTCATTGTCCCTTCCTCCTTTGCGCCAGCGTGGAAGCACACCGACGTACACGTCATTTCCTTCGTCGCTCCATTGGACGCACGCCTCGCCGATTCCAGTCCAGTCGTCGACTGTCCGTGGAAGCTCATAAAAGCGCATCTGATTTCGTCCTTGATTCAGACATCGAATCTCGACGAAGCCATCAGGATATGGTTCGAAAAGCCATGACAGAAATGTCACGGCCTGTGAAACTCTATTCATTTTTACCCCTTACAATGCCTGCATGTCCAAGCAGGTCCCAACACATTACCGTAACCAACCGATTCAGCCCATCGAGATAATCGACGCGTATGGCCTCGACTTCAAGCGTGGCAATGCTCTCAAATACCTTCTCCGCGCAGGTTCTAAACATGGCGAGGAGAAGACCGACGACCTACAGAAGGCCATCTGGTATCTCGTCTGTGAACTTCACGGCATCGAGCTCGCAGACGAAATCAATCAGCATCTATCAGCTCATCCCGCTTTGGATGCCTAGATACTGGCATGTGGCTTCGACTGCTTCCTCCCACGAGTAAGCAACGACCCAGAGGTAAGCATCACCAACAGACTCACGGAAGGCGATTTGTCCTGGCGTGAGTTTGTTTTTGCCTGCCTTCATCTCGATCCACATTCCACAGTGCTGTCCCATCTGGACCGGAATAAAGATGTCCCAGACGCCAGCCTTGAGGCCTTCAGACTTCAAACGACCGGCAGTAGCCTTGCTTCGGTATCCACCGTTTGGAATGGCGTGGATAGTGTCAAGGCGTGGATGTCGTCCACCCATCACTCGGCACCAGTTGAAAAACGCAATCTGATGTTCTGATTCTGTCAAAGTTCTATTCCTTCCAAAGTCTCGAAAAGCACCTCCGCTTCAGGCAGTCCACGAAGTTTCTCGAGCGCTCGCGACTGTATCTGCCTGATTCGCTCGCGTGAATATCCGACCAGGAGACCAACGTCCTCGAGCGAGCGTCCATCGATGAGACCATCGAATCCGAAGCGCAGCCGGATGCACGCCATCTCGCGGTCCGTCAGATGTTCCATCAGTTTGTACAGCTGCGCGTAGAGTGCCTCGCGGTCGAGAGCATCACCAGGCTGAGGAGTATCGGTGGCCACGTATTCGCTGAAACTCTGACCGTATGCGTTCGGTTCATCGAGCGACTTGATGTCCACACGCTCCATCGAGGTGATGTCAGACAGATACTGGACATCGAGAGTTTTGAGCTGATGGCGAAGATACTTCGGAAACTCATCGATGCGCGACTGTATCCACTCGAGCAGTTCCGGCATCGATGGCGACTCACCATGTTTCAGGACGTACGCCTGGCGCGAGATGCGGATGTGCGTGATCTTCGCGATGACGTGCGATGGTAGTCGAATCTCGCGACCACGATTCTCGACTCCTCGACCGATGGCCTGTCGAATCCAGTTCGTGGCATAGGTCGAGAAGCGATAGCCCTTGTTCGGGTCATACCGCTGAATCGCGTGGTGAAGTCCGAGCATTCCGTCGGTCATCATGTCCTCGTGAGTGCATCCACGGCCCTTGAAGCGTTTCGCGATGATGGAGATCAGGCGCTGGTTGTACGTCATCAGTTCTTCGGTCGCACGCTTGATGTCTCGCTCGGTCCCTGCCTGCACCATGCGACCTAAGAAAAACTCCTCCTGTGGAAGGAGGAGGTCTTGACCACTGGCGAGTCTACTGGAGCGATACTGGCTCCATGT